TAGGCAACACCGACATTTCGCTGCCGGGAATCACCAAATACGGCCTTGCCGGTATCGTCACTTTCTTCAAGCGCAAAAGCCGGTTGCCGCACGGCACCATAAGCGCTTTCGCGTTTTTCGGCACAATCACCCCGCCAAGCTGGTGGATGCGGGCATAGGGAATAGCCCCGCCAGGACCTACGGCCACGGAATTGACATCCGCCTCATAGGTGATGGATTTTTTCAAATCTCCTTCGCGGCTGAGAATCTTGTTGCCCATGGCCTTCAAGGACGCTCGGCGCAAGATAGACGCCTGGCCGCGTTGCTTGGCATTTTTATACCGTTTGGTCTGCCTGGCGCGGTTTTGTGCGTCCACGGCCAGCGTAGCCTGTGTAAGCGGGCTGCGCTTTTTCCATTTGGTAGGCCGCCCTTCGGCTTCAAAGTTACGGTCCACAATGCCAACCATTGCCACACCCAGCCGCTGCATAAGCGGCCGGGTGTTTACCGACCGCTCTCGCAGCATCCGCAGTACCCGCTCAATCTTTTCCGCGCCCTGCAGCTCAATGACGACTTTTACAGCTTCCCGCGACATACTATCACCAACGTTCCAGGGCTGCCGTCATTTCGCTGCGCACCGGCGTCGTCGACTGCATGGCCGGTCGGGCCAAAGCGGCCGGAGCCGGATTAGGCGGCGGCAAAAATTCAACGCCCGGCAGCCCGTCTAAAAGATGCTCCTCCAGCACTTCGGCCAAATCAGCCTCCGCCCGCTTAATCAGAACCTCTGCTAGGTAAGGCTCCTCCTTGCCCGGCCGCTGGCTGTAATACTTTTCGATAGCAAACCCAGCCGCAAAATCAGTCGCAATACTTTCAACGATATCCGGCACCGGGTCAATCAGCGGCACCCGGTAGCGCTTTTTCAGCTTAGCGTCAATCCGCGCCTGCGCTTTTTTGATATACATCTCCACATCCGCCGCCGACATGGCCTTTTCGTCCGCCAGCTTCGATGATCCGCGCACCAGTTCCACCGTGGTATACAAATGACCACCTCCCCAAAAAGGACGGCCAGCCGGCCGCCCTTTCAAACAGTCTCACCTGCTGCGAAATTAAAACACTTTCGCCCGGCGGATGTAATTTGGATGGTACAGACGCGGCAGGCCGTAGATGCCGACCGTAACGTCCACATACGGATTTTTTTCATTCGCCGACTTGTCCTCGATCAAACTGAACTTGCCGGGCTGGGGCTTATCCAGTCCGCCGTTGTGCAGGCTGATCGTACTGCCGAAATCCATCACCTTCTCGCCGGGATAATCGCCATAGACCACGATTTCCCCGTCCGGCAGGAAGGGCTGGAAGGTTTGGCTGTCATCCAGATACCCTTCGTCATAAATGACGAAATCCACGTCCGGCATGAGCAGCTTAAACGCCGGCACCGCGTTTAAAGTGCTCAAATAGCCGGTATAATTCGACTGCTTGAGCATATCCACAAACTTGGCGCTCTGAATGGCGTATCCGGCCGTCACGCTGTTCATATAGACCGTCCTGGCTTTCGCCCCGGTGCCGCGATACCCCTGGATTAATCCGGTTAAAAAGCCAAGCGGGTCGCTTGTAGCCGTAGTCGTCCACTTTTTCTGCACGTCGGCGGAAATATCCACCTTGTCCGGCATGCCGAACACCACCGTGAAATTCACATTGTTTTCATTAATGGCAATCGCATTTTTTGTAAGCATCTGCCAGACAAGCCACTCAATCCGCACATCCAGGCGGGTGTCTTGCTGCAGCGCCAACTGGTAGACCGCTTCCCGGCCAGCCCGTTCATTAATCGTTCCCGCTTTCCGCAAGTTGAGCAGTTTTTCCTCATCCAGGCGGCCGGTATCTTTCCAATAAGCCGTCCCCGACCGCTTGGTCTCCATTTTCGGCGTGGACACCGTTTTGGGGTCCGTCCCGATCTTATGGGCGCTGGTCATCCCATACGCCGGATACAGTACGTCATATTCAATTTCCGCCGCATACACCGGCACGATGGGGCAAATGCTTTTGCCGATAAATTTTGTGGTATCACTCACGCGATTGCGCACCACATGCGTCAATTCACGCGTCGTAGGAAATCCGAATTTCACTCTGCATCACTCCTTGTTTTTAGATAATAATGATCCCGTCAACTTCACGGGCAAATAACTCGGCCATGGCCGCCGCATCCAGCCCCTGCAATTTATCCTTGTAGAAAATCCCCTTAATATAACCGGTCACAACCTGCGGCTCCGTGCTGGCGGGCGCCGCCTCGCCCAAAATCACCTTCGCCGTTTCCCGGCCGTCGGTTTTAGTATTATCATACGGATAATACAGCTTGTCGGCCGTTACTTGGCCCAATACGGTGCCCGCCGGCACTTCCGTATCGGTCGGGGCGACGGTCACGGCGATTGCCACTTCCGGCCCTACAATCGCCCGAATTTCAATCATTTCATACACAGCAATCGTCTGTGTTCCAGGAACCATCGGCATATTTCATCATCCCTCCGCAAATAAAAATAGCGCCCGATTGCTCAGCCGCTTAAATCTTGTACTTGCCGTCGGCGGTTACTTCGCCGCCCAGCATCCTGATATCCTCATCGCAAGCCAGTTTTATTTTGTCCGGATTATCCCCCACCGACTGCGTACCGCGCTGCCCCATGGGAATGCGGTGTTCCTCCGGCAAAGCCAGCAGCGTCTGTTTAAACGCATCGGCAGCCGTCATCTCCAACTCCTTGCCGGTTTGGTCCGCCAGCTTGACCATAGCCTGGCCGGGAGCGGACAGCGCAATGGTTTTCCATTGTTCCACCATCACCGGCGGAATTCCCTGGGCCACCAGGGCAGCCGCATCTTTATCCACTTCCGCCAGCCGCCTGCCTTTTTCCGATTCAGCCAGTTGGGCGTTCAACTTCGCTAGGGCCTCATTGGTTGCTTTTTGCGCAACTTCCATGTCGGCCAGCTTCTGTTTGGTCGCTTCGTCCATGCCGGGAGCCGGGGCGGTCGGTTTAAAAGAAGCGATAAATCCCGTCATGGTTTCGCTCAGTTTATTGATGGTCTCTTCGATTTTTTTCCAAGGCATATGCTTGTCATCCTCCTCTTCACTGAAATCTAAGTAGAACATTCCCGGCACATCCGCCAGCAGCGTTGCTTCCGGCAGCCGGGTTAAAAAAGGTTCATTGGTGAGAGCAATCGCCGATAAAAGCGCCCCCACACATTCCCCCGTTTCTTTGTTGACGCCGTTCGGGTTGTATTCGGCGCTGGCAAAGCGGTACCGTTTCGTCCGGATGTTATCGGCAGCTTCGCCGGTTGTCGGCTCCACCATGCCGAACAGAATGTTGTCTTCCTGCTTGACCTCCTTCACCCAGCCTTCCGCCGGAGCGTCGCCAAAGGTTGATTTGCCGTCTTTGTCATGGCCCAGCCGGATAAACGGCGGACGGCCCAGCACATTGTTCTTAAAATTCCGGATAATCTGATCAAAGGTATCTTGGGTAATGTTCACATCGCCATAGACCGGATGTTTCCATTGTCCCAGGCGTAAAAAAGGAATTTTTAACAGCTCCATTTCTGTTTTTCACCTCCCTTCGGCAAAATACGCCGTTACCCCATTTTCTAAAATGCGTTATTCCTGCGTTAGATTGCGTTATTTTACGTCAAACGCTTATGGCATAACCGTTTATACCTGCCAGCCATAAAAACCGCTGTATAAGGCCAATACGGCGGTTTATTTTGCTGTCTTCCATCCCTTGGGCAGCGGCGTCACTTTCGACCAGTCGAGCGTCTCTTCCGTCAGGTATTCCGGCTGGTACGCGCTAAAAAGCGGCGACAGCACCGACCGGCACCGGCCGTGCAGCGGTGGTATGTTGTTCGCCAGTTCCGGACTGTCCATGCGCATCACCTTGCCGTGGCGGCTCCGGCACTGCGGGCTGGTCCGCATATCCATCACCGCTGAAAAGCGCACATAATCCACGCCGGCGTCATAAAACCCGGCCAGCCGCCCCCGGTTATAGGCATAGGTTGTCTCGGTCGTAGTGATAAGCTCCGCCCGGCGCACATTCACCTGCGCCAGCGCCATCAAAGCCGCGACCGTTTCCTTGCGGCTGGCTCCCTGCAGATGCTCCAGCAGAATTCTTTTTACTTGCGTCCACAGCTCGCCTTCCACATCATTGGCCAGCATATTTTCCCGCGCGGAAAGCGCCTCGATAGCGGCGGCCGGCTCAAACCAAAACGTTTCCGGCTGAATAATAACCGGGCTGCCAAGCTGCACATTCCGCAAAAACCACGGCTGCCACTCCGCCAGCTTACGCCTCGCAAACTGGCGGTGCAAATCCTCCACCAGGATGGACGCATGCGCCTGGCCGGCCGCTAGCACATCCTCCGCATGCTGCGTCAGCATACGGCCTAATTCCCCCGCCAGGGGAAAGGGCAGTTGCACAATCTGCTGCATATGGCGCACGCTGCTCATAAGCTGTTCGGCGCGCGCCATCACCTGATCCAGATACCCTTCGTACCGGCGCACAAAAAAACGGTCGGTTTCATCCAGCCGTTTTAAGAGGTCGCGTTCATTCATCGCCTTCACCTGCCAGCGGGTCGCCAATATCGCCGCCGCGCGTATAGTTCACATACGTAGTCCGTACCTTGTTCTTAAATTCTTCCGGCTGCGCTGTTACCTTTCGCTGCGGCAGCCCCATGCGCGCCCGGACGGCGTCAAAATCGGCCTGCAGCCTTGCGTCCAGGTATCCCGCATTGGTCAGCCGTTCAAATACCTCGGACAAAAGCTTCGTATCTTCTTCATTGAGTTTTTTCTCGCCGAAAAAGCCGTAATTTTTCTGCCGCCCGAAATTATATTCCACCAGACGCCGCACCAGTTGCTCCAACAGCGCCTCGGTCAGGTTGTTTAAGATCCCCGACGTCATAATGTTATATATCTGAAAATGGCTTTGCCCTAAAGAGTAACTCCCCGACCGCTGGCCCTCATCCAGGAGCAGGGAAGGAGCCAGTATGCCGCGCGCAATCATTTTGTTAAAATACCC